AATTGTCCTGTTATATTTTTGATAAGGTAATGATTTTTAGAAACAACCTCACTTGTTCCTGTATAATGGATTCCATGATCAAAAATATTAATATCTTTTATCTTGCCGACATTAGTTCCTTTGGCAAGGATTTTACCATTAGTACCGCTCGCAGTGGTGATTGTTAATAATGGGACTGAACTATACCCACGACCAGGATTAATAACAACAATATCAGTAATGTCACCATCATTCGCTACCGCCGAACCACCTTGCCATTTATAGGCTTCTTGGACAATTTTATTACCAGATGATCCATCCAACCAAACTGTATAATCTTCCAATACAATATGGTCTTCCTCTGCCATCCTGTAATTTTCTTCTTGCGTGAAATATGTTACGGCCACATCTTCAGTTAGAAGGTCATCACCGGCGTTTGTTCCTGCACCATCCGTTCCACCATCTTCTATTATAAAATTAAATTCTGTTGATAATGATCCTGTCTCTGGAGCAAAGCCACCATTGACCACTGAAATTTTAGCTGATAATCCTGTACCATTTGTATTTGAATTATCAACAACAACAACTTCTCCGATTTCATATCCAGAACCAATTTCACCAACTATAATTTCATTGATTGTACCTTTAGTTAATTGGTCAATACCAATACGACCCTTATCTCCATTAGATGCAGTAATTGTTAGAGAATCGGTTGTGGAGAAATATTGGCTAGACGAAGCAATATTAAATCCAGTTAGTATTGAAATAATCTTGCCTGTAAGATTAACATCCTCGTTATCAGGATCTGGTGATGTAATGTCTTGACCAACAACAAATGTTCCAGAAATACTATTACTATTAAGAACCAACTCAGTTACGAGCTCAGTCCCTAATTGGAATTGTGTAACAGATTCTACTTGAGCGACTGCTTTTGTTATTGAATCAAATCCATCTCCATAATAAGAGCCACCCAATTCTATAGAGGTATCAAACACCTCTGATTGAGTAATTGTTAAACCGACAAGCTTTTGAAGGTCACTGTCACCAATTAAATTATCTTCAGTTAAAAAATGAGAACCGTTTTCGTTTAATATATTAATATTTCCGGTTGAAGTCAAATCCTCAAGTAACATTGTGGACTGGTCTTGTATGACTCGTAAAATAATATTAGAGCCCCAATTACCATCTGATACTCTTAGAACGTGCTCCGTTGGATAAAATAAATCCGCCGTTTCGTCTAACAACACCCTAAAGAACAATTCATGTCCTTTGCGAGACCCTTTAGCTCGGTAAAGGTCTGTAATATTCTTTAATAGATTTCTTTTATGTACTCCGGATGCTAAGGACTTAGGGATGGTTCGTAGATATTGTTTCTTAAATTCGTCAAAGAAGGAATCAACAGTTTCATCAACAGAAGCATATTCCATTAGTTGAGAAACATTCTCTACCGGATTTGATCTATATGATTTTATATAAGCTATTGCTAATGAAGATCCTCCAGTAATCCTTTCGCCTATTAAAAACCCAGTTTGTGAGGAGATATATAAGGTAGAAGAACCATTGATATCTTCTACCCGGATCGTGGCCGTTTTTCCTGACGTGCTACCAGTAATAATTTCACCATTCTCGAACGCGCCAATGCCAGATTCCTCCATGACTTGATAATCAATTGGAGGGTCGGTCTTTACCTGTGAGTTTTCATAAACAAGTTTATTTTCAGCACCTTGCTCTAATAAAATATGGTCTATATCACCAACTCTTTCTACTATTAATTCCGCACTCTCAAGGAATTCATAATATTTTTCCAAAAAAGGAATAACTCCAGCCTGGTCCATCCGAACAAACTCTGGAAATTGTTCTGCTATTTTTAAAGAAAGCTTTTTATTAAATACCGACATAGTTCGTCAAACGCTGGACCCGCGCGATGGGTATGTAGTATATGCAGTTCCGGCGTTTGAACTTCCGGATGCAATTGTATCCGCTTCAGCAGTAATACTCATGTTTGTTGTATCTATTTCCAAAACATTATTTCTAACCGCAACAATATCATTAGAGCTTGGGACCACTTTCAATGTAATAGTGCCGCTGGAGTTCGACACCGAAGTAATCTCAATAGAATCTATAACTATCTTACCTGTTCCATAGTCTATCGTGCCGGCCGTGGAATCTACATAAGTTTTTGCTGAGCCTGTAAGGTAATAAGTTCTAACATTCCCAGAACCATCATCATTAAAATATAATGTATTTGTATTACTACTAGTAACAAATCCTGTACTATCTAAAATTGATGTATGGCCATCATGTGGGTGATAAAAGGCATTGTTAAAACTAATTGTATACTTTGTTACCGTTGACAATGTTGGTTCTAATGGTTGTGTTAGATCAATAGTAGTTGTATTAGACAATATAGAAATATCAGTATCATCTATCGTTTTAATAAATTTAGAATATCTAAATAAGCCTTCAAACCTTTCCAGTTCATTATCACTAAAATTACTAATAGCAGTTGTAACTTCTGTTTCAAGGTCTGTGTCGGTTTTAGTAGTAGCCTCCTGATTAAATTTCAAGATCACTGTTGGTATGATTTTAGTTGTAACTGGATCAACAATCTCAGGAGTAATACTTGCTACGGTATAATCTTTTAACTGTGATACAATACTATTTTTGGTAGCATGTGTTAATGTATCGCCAGTGGTTGATCTGATACTAATATAAACTTTACCATAAACTGCAGGATCATTATACTCCCCACCCCAAGCTGATATTGATTGAACATTAGGATATAATTGAGGCACTAATACTTTATAATCATTAGCAGTTACTGCTCTACGTTGTGATGTATATGAAAACGGTGCATTATATTTAATAGACCCTACACTCTCTGGTTCTGCGCCACCAGAAGCTACGTTTACTGTCCATACGGTAATATCTGTAAATCCCCCAATCGGCGATGTGTTCCTAAATGTTGCTGCGCCATTTGATTCTGTTTTATTGGTAACGATATAAGACACATTAATAATATTACCATCAATAAGGGCCTTACCAACAACACCATCACCAAAATAAATCTCCCATTCACCGCCAGTTGTTTCTTGTATAAAATATACCGTACTTGTGCCAACAACATCTACAAGGTTGTTACCTAACGTATAGGTAGTTGTTGTTGTATCTGAAGAACTATTTTGTACCGATACTGAAATTGTAGTAGTATCTACATCATTATTTGGAATAATAAACTTCTGGTCTGCATCTGATAAATTTACGGTAAAGGGCGTTGTGATGTAAGTACCTTCATATAAAGGTATATAATAAAATGCGTAAACCCCACTGTCCGGTGTAATGGTCTTTGCTGTAATATTTACAAATTGATACCCAGTACCCTCGTATTGGGTAGTGAAAACTTGGCCAGCTGGCATTGTTAGGGTAGAAGTTTGTGCATCCCCAACCTCAATATTTACCGTTGCTATAGGTGCTCTTGCTGATTGTGGAGTATATCCCAATGATTGAGCATGAGATACAATAGAATTACGTTTGACTGCTGTATCTAAAAACATTTCATTAGCCAGCATATTGGCCATGAAAGCATTGTAATGGGTATTATATGATAATACATCCAAAAGAACAGAAAGACCTGAACCTTCAAAGTCATAATCAGTAAACTCTGATTGTCCTTTGAGATATGTTTTAAGATTGGCTTTAATTTCATCAAAGCCTAAATCTGTAATTTCTAATTTACCTTTTGTATTTGTTGGCATTATCGGATCCTATTTAAAAATACATCTACTTCTTCCAATACTTCTGGAACATTGTCTAAATAAAACTGAATTGTAATTCTTAATCTATTATTATCTAAATCATTCCCAGAAGGATCATTTACTTTAACATCTTCTAAAACAACTCTGGGCTCATAAATTTCAATCACATTTTTAATCGCTGATCGTAATTCAACTTCCATAATAGGTGTAAAGTTTTCAAATAAAGAGCCCTTAACATCACCACCAATTTCTGGATGAAACAATCTTTCACCTCTATCCGTTAAGACCAAATTACGGACACTTCTTTTAATCGCTTGAACGTCTGTTACTTTGCTAACATCTTTAGTCAAAGGATTCTTTGTAAAAAATAAATTTAAGTCCTTGTAAATAAAATTACTTCTAGGGCTTTCATTTTTTACTTGGGCATCATCGTACCCAGTATTATATGTTATAGGCATTTGTACTATTTATACTCAACCGTGGTGATCTCCTGAGCTACGAGTTTCTTTATTAAATATACTATCTATTTTCATGACCGCCCTCTTCGCCAGTGGCCGCGTCCTGACCTTCTTGGGCGTCGCCTAGACTCCCCTCGTCACCACTATATATGCCAGTATAGGGTCCTTGACCACCGGCCGGGCCGGTTTCAGGAGTGGACCCCTCTTGGTCACCGCCATGTTCCTGGCCGTACTTGTCCTTGCTACCGGCACCGCCACTCGACTTGCCGCCCGGTTTACTGGTCGGTTTATTGGTCGGTTTACTGCTCGATCCTCCGCCGCCATACAAGTTTATATCATAAATGACGTGGCCACGGGGAATTGTAAATGTATAAATTTTCCCTTTAAGC